CCCTAAAGGGGGCTGCCTCCTGGGTTACGCCCAGGTCGCCTATGCTCAAGTCAGGAAGGAGTGTACTTTGGCCAAAGACGCCGACTACGTTGACGTCCCAGCAGATGCGGAAGGTTTCTATACCTACCGCCTCACAAAGTACATAGCCGAGACCGAAGGCCTCGAGCGATTCTGCTATCAGCTGCTGAAGGGAATTGGATTTGGGTCACTCGCACCTGCGATTGATCCCTTGTCTGGTTTCCGATTCAGTCCGACGAAGATCGCTCCAGTTAACAGACCGAGGTATACGACAATGATGCCCTTGACGGCACGGGATGAAATCCGTACGTCGATAAGCACCAGTCATCGTACTCCGATTAAAACGGAGACCCCATTCGCATGGGACTTACTTCCTCTGCAACTGAACTCTAGCAGTACTACTACTAGTACTGTTTCAAGAGCCAGCCAAGTTGAACTACTCAACTGGATCTTGGACACGACTAAGAGAACTCGTTTCGGTGGTGAGCAATTCGGGGAGCTTGAGATGCTCCGCGGAAAGATTCATTCACCGGGTAACGGGTGGTCTATGGTCACGTCAGAGATTGAGGTACAACAGACTACGCCTTGGGTGTCAACCGACATCAACAAGACGAAGGATGTTCGAATCCGGAGAATCACCGGACCTCGTGCTCGACTTTCAGCCGCGTCTTGGCTCGCTGTGGAATCCGCCGAACAGGCGAATGCCCAGGCAGTTATTCAGAAGCACCAACTTGGTGTTCTGAGTCGCTGTCTTCCAAACTCACGTAAAATGGGTTTGGCCCGTAGCGTAGCCGAACTCCGCGACCTTCCGCAGACATTACGGTCCTCTCTCGAGGGCTTGATGGCTGTGGTCGGTAAGGGGAGTTTGAAGGAGCAACCAATCAACTACTTATTTGGTTGGAAGCCCTTCGTGGACGACTTAAAGCGGCTGGTGGATTTGCCGGAGAAACTCACTAAGATGGTTAACTACCGTCTCCAGAGAAACGGGCAGCCCACCACGTTCAGGACGAAGTTCAGTTACAACGAACCCGTCCCGAATCCTCCAGCTTTCGCATACGAAGCTCTTAACCTGGAATCTAACACGTCAACTACCACCGACTGGAGCCGAAAGGTTACGGTCCGTGGGATGGTAAACGCCAACGTGCGATTCCCGCTCTTAGAGATTCCCTTGTTTAAAGGCGTTAAGAGGGACCAGTTAAAGGCCCTTCTGTACGACGATTTACAAGGTAACTTGCCCAGGCTCATTGACATCTATCGTTTGGTGCCATGGTCCTGGTTGTTTGATTGGTTCACTGGCCTTGGTGAGTATCTCGACGTTGTCGAGATGATCAATGGGGACAATAACCTTATCAACTACGGATTTATCACCTACGTCTCCGAAGGTGTTGTCCGTACAAGTTATCGTTGCGAAGTGTCTCAGACCCGACGACTTACTGTTGACGGAGTACGGTTGATTGACACCCATTTCCAGGTGCCAGTTAACCATGCATCTCGTCTGGAGTATAAATACCAACTCCGTAAGTCGTTTGGATCTATTCCAGGCATGAGATTTACATCAGACCAGGCAACTCTCACGAGTTACCAGGCTGCCATCATCGGGGCTCTCGCTCTTGCGAAGTCCTAGTGATTAGATACATTGATCCAACATGGTGTTGGTTCGATGCTTAACCTCAAGGTGCTTAACAAATGCTAGCAGACCCCGTGACCATTGCCGCCCGTGCGCCTACGCCGGCTCTCACTCTGAGAGTCGTCAAAAGCGACGGGTACGGCTCGGAACGTCGTGACGATGCCGGTAGCTTTACCGTCATCGCTACGCACACTCCATCGGATGGAAAGGTAGTCGAACGTCATTTCCTGAAAGTCAATCAGGTGAAAGACGCCGTCAACCCCTATACCGGTGGCACTTCAAAGCAGACTGCATCAGTCACTTTGCAGTGTAACGTTCCGCCCTTTGGGTGGACACTGACCGAAAAGGTCGCTCTAGTGAACGCCCTCCTGGATATTCTCCAGGACGCGGAGGTCACGATCTCCAGCTGGCTGCTCAGCCAGTCGTAGTACGGGTCTGCACTTTGCGGACCATCCAATCAATCTGAAAGGACAGTACAATGAGTGCAGTAACCAAACTACGCCGGCGGTGCAACGTCTGTGGATCGTCGTGCAGTACAAAGCCTCATGCGTATTCTGGTTGGACCGGATTAGCCCTATGTCCCCAGTGTATCGGCAAACTAGAAGCTCAAGTTGAGCTAATGGTTAACCGAGCACACTCGGAGATCGTGGGAAAGTTCGGTCTTGGCCAGCCACGCAGTGATTGGGACCGAGATCGCTGGGTTGGCATCCTTCGACTGGATGCTATCAACTCAGTGATCAAGGGCCTCCATTCCTATTGCCACGACTCTAACGAGCCCGTGGTAGTGCATCAGCGTTCCCTACCGGGAGTGCGCTGGCGTACCAAGGATGGTCGATTCGCGTCGATAGACTTGACGGGTTTCGAAGAGGCTTAACTGCCTTGCAGCGTTTGTTACGGTTCCATTTTCGGAGTTCTTCCGTGATGGGTAACAGACCGCTATGCATCATCTCGAGCCTTTTTACTGATGTGAAGAGGTTCGATCCTGACTTGAGTGGCCTCGATCGTGATCTTCTTACGATCGAGTATAGAGTTGAACACGAGGGCGTTAGTTTCCTTACTAACGCTCTCCCTGCCTTTGGG